CAAACAGACATAATTTGTATATACTATATATTATTTGAAGGATTTCTAATGATTATAGGTATTTGTGGATTGATAGGATCGGGCAAAGGCACTGTTGCTGATATTCTTGTTGACGAATATAATTTTACGAAAATTAGTTTTGCAGATAAACTTAAAGATGGTGTTGCTGAAGTTTTCGGTTGGGACAGAGCAATGCTTGAAGGAGACACTGATGAAAGCAGAGCCTGGCGGGAACAAGCAGATAAATTCTGGTCAACAGAAACAAATGAGCACATTACCCCTAGATTGGTCCTTCAAATGTTTGGCACTGATTGTATGCGTAATGGCTTTTATGATGGTATTTGGGTGAGTCTTACCAAACAAAAAATACTAGACCAACCAAACAAAGATTGGGTTGTTCCAGATGTACGTTTTGAAAATGAAGCTGACATGGTAAAAAGCATTGGTGGTGAGGTTTGGCGTGTAAGACGAGGCCCTGATCCCGTGTGGTTTAGAATGTATCAAGATCTTGGCCAAGAACCAACAGATCAACATCCTTCTGAATGGAAATGGGCTTACATTAATTTTGATCGTATAATTGCAAATGATCGCACACTAATAGAACTTAAAAATCAGGTACAAGATCACCTTGCTTCCATTTGACCCCTTGTTTTTGAAGTATTCTTTGACAATTAGCACATATTGTTTTTAGATTATTAAATCTAGTATTGTCTAATCTACCATCAATGTGAAATACATTGAATTGCTCATTGTGTTTACTAGTATAACCACATTTGTCACATTGACATTTTTTTTCATAACCCGCTTGCTTCCATTTTGGTATACCATGTGCAGTGCCACCGTATTTTGCACATACTTCACATTTTTTTCTGTAAAAAGTTTTCTCACCTTTTTTATAATTTATAGCCGCAGGACGCATGCCGCATATACATAATGGTCGCATATAGTATTTAGCTAACCTTTATCGCCCCTTTATTGTGCGGTTTGCAGGAGTTTTTTTATATCAAATTGCTAAATATATAAAACACAATATGTCCACGATAGGAGAAACAACATGGCATTAGTATCACCAGGCGTACAGGTCAGCGTAATAGACGAAAGTTTTTATACCCCAGCTGAACCAGGTACACTACCAATGATTTTTGTTGCAACAGCGGCAAATAAACAAAACGGGGCAGGAACTGGTGTAGCACCAGGAACTACAGCAGCAAAGATTGGAACACCATACTTATTAACTTCACAGAGAGATCTAGCAGATACTTTTGGAGATCCAATTTTCAAAACTGATTCAAACAATAACGCTATTCACGGTGGAGAACTTAACGAATACGGTTTACAAGCTGCATATTCATATCTTGGAATTGCCAACAGAGCTTATGTTGTTAGAGCAGGAGTCGATCTTGCAGAACTAACAGCAACAGCAACAGCACCAGCTGCTAATCCAGCAGACGGTACATATTGGTTAGATACAAGCACTACACTATGGGGTATACAAGAATGGAACGGTGCTTCTATATTAAACTCTGGACAAGTTTTTACTAATAAAGTGCCATATGTTATTACAGACACAACTGAAACAGTCAATACTGGTTCACTAGGCACAAATGGTTATTCCGGTGTTATTCCGGCATCTACAGTAGGTAAAGTTGGTGATTATGCTGTAGTTGCTACGTCAACATTGAACAGAATATTTTATAGAAACACAAGTGGTACTTGGGTATTAGTAGGAAGCGATCCGTGGACAAAGAGTTGGCCTACTATAACTGGAACAGCAAGTAACCCTAGTTTCGCAGGCACAGCTGCTATTACTATAAATGGCACTAGTGTTACTGTTAATAGTTCAGACACAGTTACAGATGTGGCTTCTACGATAAACGGATTACTTATTACTGGAGTTACAGCTGATGCAGTAGACGGAAGATTAGAAATTTACAGTGACGGCACAGGCAGTGCGTCAGACGATTCGACTTTAGGTGGCGATATTTTAATCGGTGGCGATGCTACACGATTGTCTGAGCTAGGTATTACAGCTGGTACATACTATCCACCAGCACTTACAATAGACAAACACACAAATATACCTGAGTACAAAACAGGAGATACATATACTAGACCAACAGGAAGTATATGGATCAAAACAACTACACCAAATCTAGGTGCAAATTATAGAGTTAAGAAATGGAATAATACTACAGAATTATGGGAGTCTGTAGATGCTCCAATTTATGCAAACAACCAAACTGCACTATATGAATTAGATCGTACAAACGGTGGAACAAGTTTACTAACAGGTGACCTGTACGTTGAATCAAACGTTGCAGGAGATGCAAGACCTCTTGCTACATTTAAGATCATGCGTAGAAGTGATGTTGCTCCTGTAAGTATTACAAGTGCAAAAATTATTGCTGGAAGCATAAGCAGTGGAACTAGTTCGTTTACAGTCCAAAGCACAGACAATAACCAACTTGCATTTAATACAGCAGTGACAGTAACTGGAACCTACACAGGTGCAGCCAGTGACGCAGGAATATTAGCTAGTGCAATAAATGATGCAAATATAGAAAATGTATCAGCAACAGTAAACGCACAAAACAAAGTTGTTATCAGTCATGCACTAGGTGGAGAAATGCGTTTTGTAGATACAGATGGAGTTTTGACAGAAGCAGGATATACACCATTTGTTGATGCAACTTCAGGAACACCTAATTTAAGTTATGTACCTGGTACTACAAGTTCAACTAATCCATTACAACTTCAAGCAAGTTTATGGAAAGTGTTGTCTTATACAGCAAGTGATAACGCAGTGACAGCAACAACAGCAGACGGCAGATTATGGTATAATAGTGTTGTAGATGAAGTTGATTTACTTGTTCATAATGGTAGCGAATTTGTAGGATATCTATATGATGGATCTAGCGGACAAAGTTCAACTGCAAGTCCTTATTACAATGCAGATGATGCATTACAAACAGACCCTGCAGGACCTATCGTTTCAGCAAGTGCACCTAAATTACAAAGCGATGGAACAGCTTTGGTCACAGGTGATATTTGGATTGATACTAGCGATTTAGAAAATTATCCAAAAATTTACAAATTTAACGGTGCAAGAACAGATGTGCCTATTGTAAACAGATGGTTCATTGTTGATACAGGAGATCAAACTTCTGAGGATGGCATACTTTTTGCAGATGTACGTTATAATACTTCGGGAGCAAACAGTAATGAAGCAGGTGACATAGATGACCTATTAGCAAGTGACTATGTAGATCCTGATTCACCAGATCCGGCATTATATCCAAAAGGTATGTTACTATGGAACCTACGCAGAAGTGGATTTAATGTTAAAAAATATGTTAGAAATCATATTAACACAGCAGGTAAAAACGGAAGATATGGTTCTGGAGACGGAGAATCAATGGAACTATATCACGCAAATCGCTGGGTTACAGAATCAGGAAACCAAGAAGACGGTTCAGGTACATTTGGGCGCAAGGCACAACGTAAAGTTGTTGTACAAGCATTGCAAGCACTAGTGAACAGCAATGAAGACATCAGAGATGACGAATCAAGATTGTTTAACTTAATGGCTACACCAGGTTATCCAGAACTTATTGGTGAAATGAAATCTCTAAACTATGACAGAGGACTTACAGCATTTGTTTTAGGTGACTCACCGTTTAGATTAACACCTGATGCAACTAGCATTAATAACTGGGCAACCAATGTTAATAATGCAGTAGAAGATAACGACAATGGACTTGTTACAACAGATCCATATTTAGGAGTTTATTATCCTAGTGGATTTACAAGTGATAATTTTGGTAATAATGTTGTTGTTCCGCCAAGTCATATGATGATGAGAACTATAGCGTTAAGCGACCAAGTATCGTTTCCATGGTTTGCACCAGCAGGTACAAGACGTGGTGGTATTACAAATGCAAGTTCAACAGGATATTTGAATAGTGAAGGTGAATTTGTTGCAACATCACTAAATGAAGGTCAAAGAGACACATTGTATGCTAATGCCGTTAATCCAATCACATTTATTACTGGTGCAGGACTAGTTGCATTTGGTCAGAAGACAAGACAGCTTACAGCTAGTAGTTTAGACAGAATTAATGTTGCTAGACTAGTAATTTACTTACGTAGTCAATTGAATACACTAGCAAAACCTTACTTGTTTGAACCAAATGACAAAATTACAAGAGATGAAATTAAGCAAGCTACAGAAAGTCTGTTACTAGAGTTAGTAGGACAAAGAGCATTGTATGATTACCTTGTAGTCTGTGATGAAAGTAACAACACACCAGCTAGAATTGACAGAAATGAACTATATTTAGATATTGCTATTGAACCAGTCAAAGCAATTGAGTTTATTTACATTCCGTTGAGACTTAAGAATACTGGCGAAATTGCAGGATTGTAAAATATGATAAATACTATTAGATTAGGAGCAAAATAATGGCAATATCAACACTATCAAAAATTACAGTGCCTTTGGCTAGCGGAGATTCTGCTAGTAATCAAGGCTTGTTGATGCCAAAGTTACAATATCGCTTTAGAGTCAGTCTAGAGAACTTTGGAGTATCAACACCAACTACAGAACTTACAAAACAAGTAATTGACGTTACTAGACCAAATGTTAGTTTTGAACAAATGACAATTGATGTATATAACTCAAGAGTTTACCTTGCAGGTAAACATACTTGGGAACCAATTACACTTAACTTACGTGAAGATGTTACTAACGAAGTACAAAAACTTGTTGGTGAACAATTACAGAAACAATTTGATTTCTACGAGCAGTCAAGTGCGGCATCAGGTCAAGATTACAAATTTACAACACGTATTGAAATATTAGACGGCGGAAACGGCGCAAACGATGTAAGTGTACTTGAAACATTTGAACTATACGGTTGTTATGTAGAAAGTGCTAACTACAACAGTCTAGCATATTCTAATTCAACAGATCCAGTAAGCGTAACACTTGCTATTCGTTACGATAATGCTATCCAAACGCCACAAGGAACAGGCATAGGAACAGCAGTAGGTAGAACAGCTAATACACTCGTAACAGGCGGCGGAGCCTAAAAAAAATAATTCCTAATCTTTGAGGGGGTGCATTTATGTACCCCCTATTCTTTTATATACCCACTTAATAAAATAGATAAATATTAGTATGGGAAAGTTCGACGGTTTTTTAAATAATTTATCATCAGGAGCATTGAATCCAAAAGGAAATCTTGCTGATTTTAGACATGCATCTAAACTTTTTGTGGCTGATGCATTTAGACTTGCGCCAAAGGCAAAATTTTTATATCATGTTGCATTTACATTTGGACCTATGGCTGACAAGACTTTTACAGGTATACAAACACAACACAAACTTGAAGCAGGTATGTTGGTCAAAACTGTAGATTTACCTAAATACAGTGCTACAGTTGACACAAGAAAAAAATACAATAGAATTAAACATACACAAACAAGTATAAGTTATGATCCAATAACAATAGTATTCCATGACGATAATATGGGTGTAACAACTGCATTAATGGAAGCATATTATAGATATTATTTTAGAGATGCAAAATATGGATCATTACCTCAGGCATATAGTAAATTATTTGGTGATGGTGCGGCCGGCGATAACACCTATATGGGACCAGAAAGAAACAAATTTAGATACGGACTAGATAACGAAGTTACTGATCCGTTTTTTACAAATATTCAAATATCACAACTTACAAGAAAAACATACACAACATATACATTGGTAAATCCTATACTTGAAGCGTGGTCACATGATACAGCAGACGCCAGTGACGGCGCAGGAACAATGCAAAACACTATGACTGTGAAATATGAAACAGTCTGGTATGATAGAGGACCAATTGAAGCTGGTGTTAATGGAGATCCTAAAGGCTTTGGTGATCCAGCACACTACGATAGTACTCCTAGTCCAATTAGCCTAGCTGGAGGAGGAGGTTTAGGCCTCGGAGGTACAATAGGTGGTATAATTGATCTATACCAATATGCTACAACAGGAAAAGGATTCAACAATCCGTTATCCGCTGGTTTAGCTGCGGCAAATCTTATCGGTAATATTAGAGATTTGTCATCAGACGGCTTAAAACAAGAAGGTTTTAGTTTGCTCAAAGGAGCAATAGGAGCGGCTGCCGGCACTGACGTATCAGGTGTGGCGAATACTGTGTTTCCAAAGACAGGAGGAAAAGGTAGTTTTACAGATTTAGCCCTTGGTGTCGCTGCAGTTGGAGGTATTACAGCGTTATCAAATGTAACTAGCAATAGTTCTGCGGCATCAATAGAATCAGCGGCAAAAGTTACTGCTAGAAAAGCGTTTCAGGCAGCCGGAAACCCTGGCGGCATTAATGAATTTAATGATTGGTGGGGCTCACAGCCTGAATCATCAAAACAAAACTTCCGTAATCAAGTTACAGGCACATAACAATTATAAATAACTTAAAGGAAGCCTAAATGAGTAGCCTACCAGATAAAACAAAGACAAGTGAAAAATCTGTAGTTGAATTTTTTGACAATTACACCAATAAGAAACTGAGTTTTCCGAGTAACGACTTTGATGCAGTTGTAAATTACTTTGAAAAAAGAAAATTCGACAAATCTGCGGCAATAAGTGTAGCACAAGTTGTTTTACAACAGGCAAAAATTGACCAAGTACCAGTTTTTCAGCTATTAGACACACTTAAAGGTGTTGATGATGTGCAATTGAGCATGGTTGTTGCTGAAATACTCAATTATAATCGTCCAAAAACCAGCACACTGGGATTTAGAAGAAATAACAGAGAAAATTCCCTTGAATCTAGACACATAGTGGTGTAAAATGGCTAGATTTGCGCAAGGTAAGTATAACTGCAAGAATCCTGACAAATATATTGGTAATAGAACTCCCACATATAGGAGTAGTTGGGAGTTTGCATTCATGAGATTCTGCGACGAGCATCCAAATGTAAATAAATGGGCTAGTGAAGCAATAAAAATACCATATAGAAATCCTTTGACTGGAAAATATACAATTTACGTGCCTGATTTTTTCTTAAGTTATGTTGACAAGACAGGTAAAGCAAGAGCAGAAGTAATAGAAGTAAAACCAAGTAATCAAGCCATCAGAGAAAACCTAGGTAAAAGCAATCACAACCGTGCAAGTTACATTTTGAATCAAGCTAAATGGGAAGCAGCAAGAAATTATTGCAAACAACAAGGTATGATATTTAGAGTTGTTACAGAAAATGACATCTTCCATAACGGAAAAAGATAAGTAACTATATAATTGTTAGGTTGCATATAAAAATGACGAAAAAATTAGAAGATTTATTAAATTTACCAGATAGCAAGGAAATAATCAAAAAAGATACGCAAAAAGAGAAAAGTGTGTCTGTAATAAATGATCAAAAAGAGACAATCAGAGATATTTCCGAAATGGATAAGATTGCCAGTGCATTGCCCCAAGTAAAAGGTCTTGGCGAAATGGCAGATAGTGAACTAAATGATATTGCAGACCGTGCATTAAGCAGTTATGAAGACCTAATGGACCTTGGAATGAATGTTGAAAGTCGTTACAGTGGTAGAGTTTTTGAAGTAGCAGGAAGTATGTTAAAAACCAGCCTAGATGCCAAGGTTGCAAAGATAGATAAGAAATTAAAAATGGTCGAACTACAACTTAAAAAAGATAAACAAGACAAAGATGCAGGTGATTCTGGAGATATTGTAAACGGTGAAGGTTACGTAGTTACAGACAGGAATAGTTTGCTAGAAAAATTAAAAAATATGGATAAATAAAATATAAGGAATCATAACATGAAACGTTTTGCTGAGTATCTAACAGAATCAAAAAAAACTTATAACTTCAAAGTAAGAGTTGCTGGTGAATTACCCGAAAATTTTGCTAATGATATGGAACGGGCACTAACCAAATACGAAATAGTAAAAATAAGCAACGGTAAAAAAACCCCTATTACAGAAAAACCTTTAGATTTTCCTCAATTAAGTAATTGCGAAGTAACACATTTTGATGTAGAAGTATCATATCCGGTTACTGCTCATATTTTAGAAAGATATTTGGTAGATGAATGTGGATGTCCGCACAGTCATATCATAGTTAGAGGAGAAAATGATCCAGTAGAAGAATATCAAATGGAACCACCCAGTGACAAGCCATATGAGGCGATGTTAAATACGGAAGATATGGGTGGCGAATCTGCACAACAAGAAGTTGCAGGAAATAGGGTTATGGATCTACTCAAAGAATTAGAAACTGCGAGAAAAGAAAGAGAAATTGATCCTATTGCTGGTATGAAAGCAGGAGAATCAAAAGATATTTCAGACAAAGAACAAACCAAAAGCCCCATAGGAAGTTAAAATGAGAGATCTATTAGAAAAAATCGAAGAATTTAGTAATAATGATATTTTACTAGAAGCAAGCAAAGACAAAGAAATTGATGCCATTGTTGCTACATTGGGGAGTAAACCTAACCTAGATGAAATTTATGGTAAACTAGGCGAAGTGTATAAGATCAAAGGATTTGCAATTACTAAAAGTTTTTTACGAGGACAGTATTTGGGGAAAGTTGCTGTAAAATATGGACTTCCTGGATTATATCCACCAGACAAGGGTAATATGATTTCTACTAAAACAGACGATGTGGGAAGATTTCAAACTGGTGGTAATATGAAGACCAATATTGAACTTGCTAAAATGGGGTTACTTCCGCCTTTTAGATTAGAAAAACTAGAAAAGATAGCAGATGGTGCTACAAAGACCGCAGAAAGAGGAGACAATCCGGATAGAGCAAAAGTAGCACTAATGGCTGCTGACGCTTTGAAAGCTGCAGGCAACGATCAAAAAGCAAAAGAAATTGAAGATAGAATAGTTGCTTCTCCAACAGGTAAGAAAAATCCTGAAATGGTTGCTAAAATTAATGCAGAAAAAAGGACTGCTGATAAAGATGACAGTGGAGATAACAGTGGAGAAGACGATGCAAAAGGAGCAGCACAAGATGCATCACCATCAGTAGGTGGATTGAAAATTACTAATGATAATGTAGCAAAGTTGATTGCAAAGTACAATGACATGATTGTAAAAGGAAAAGCAAAAAGTGAATCAAGCACTAAAAGCCATGCAGATCAACTATTGTATCTACTAGTAGAAGCATTGACTGATGCAGAAACAGACGAACTACAAAATATGGTACTAGCTTTTGGTCAAGCAGTAAAAGATGATAGCATTGACCAGGCTTATAGAACTGAATTGCAGAGAATTCTTGATAAATGGGAACAAGATAAAAAAGACATCGGTCTATTCTCAGGCGATGATGATGCAAAAGGATCAGCACAAGATGATGCAACAGTAGATTACGCAAGTGATGAACAGATCAAAAAGGCTGTAGCAGACGTAGAAGCATGGATTTCGACTGAAATGCCAAAAGAGCTCGAAAAGGCTCAAGCCAAAGGTTTGTTGAAAGCTACCAATAGAGGTAAAATTAAGTCAGCATCAGCTGCAGCGGTTCAAACAATATTAATGAGAATTGGAACAGCTAACAACAACGAAGAATTAAAGAAAATCAAAGCAGACGGACTATATGGTCCTGCTACAATAGCTGGTGTAAAGAGAGCGCAAGAACTAGCAGGTATAACTGTTGACGGTGACGCGGGAGCTAACACAGCAAAAGAGTTATTAGCATACAGCAAGGACCCACAAAAAGGTATAGATGACTCAATTGAAAAAGACTTTGCTAGAATCAAAGAATTGATTGCAAAATCAAAAGGTGACGGTGGTGACGCAAGTAAAGCTATGCCAATGGTCACAAGTGTAGATTTTAGACACTTAATGAGCATTGTAGAAGGTCAAATAAACGAAGCTCTATCACCAGAAGAATACAAAGAGTTAAGAGGATTGCTTGACAAACACAAAGCAAGAATGGATGACGGTGATTCAGGACAATTATACAGCCAAGAACTGCGTGACATATACAAGACTGCAGATGCTATTAAAGATCCGGCTGATGATTCAAAAGGAGCAGCACAAAGTTTAGATGATATTCAAAATCATCAAGAGCTAGCCGAAGTAATATATGGTGCAATGAAAAAAGGCATGAACTTTATGTTTGGAACAGATGAACAAGCAGTTTTAGCAGCACTAGGAAAAGTAAAAGACGCAAACAGTTTTAAAAAATTACAAGCTACATACAAACAAATGTACAAGGCAACTCTACAACAACATATTGAAGAAGAGTTCAGTGGCAATGATCTACAACAAGTGATGGGAATTGTAAACAAACTAGGCGGATTTGAAGGCGCACCGAAACCGGGTGCCGGCGGTGGCGCAGGCACAGACGATGCCAAAGGGAGTGCTCAAAGTGGCGGCGAAGTAGTAGGTGCAGCACCTAATCAATACAAGAAAGATGCATCTGGCAACCTAACACCGGCATCTAAACCTCCACAACCAGTTACTACAAGTAAGGATAATAACTTGACTAATAAAACACACATTACAGAAGCAAGCATGAATATTTCAATGAACGGAGAAAGTGCAGCAGAAGTAGCACAGCTTGTTGATATTCTTAAAAATGCAGGAATGCAACAGGATATGCCAACTACAATTTCAATGCCTACAAATTCACACGATGACATGGTTTCACACATGCAGTCTGTAGATGGACCAGATGACAGTCCGTGTGGCATGGGAGAAGAAACTGTTGACGAAGATGAATGGGATAATGCTCCAGACGAAGATTATAAAGATCATCAACATATGACCAAAGAGTTATCAGGTGGATTAAACAGACAGAAAAAACAATTCAAAGCGGCTCAACAAGGTGATAACGCTATGGCAGTAGAATCTATCAAGGATAGATTATATCAAGCACTAGAAGAAAAATCCAAAGGCTTATATGCTAACATTCATGCAAAACGTGATAGAGGCGAAAAGCCAAATCCTCCAGGACATCCAGATCGTCCAAGCAAAGAGGATTGGGAAAATGCAGCCAAAACAGCTAAAAATAATTAATAATCAATAGCGTCGAAAGGCGCTATTTTTTTGGTTAAATACTTTCATGAGCAAAAGTTTAGACGGTGTTCTCACCAAAAAAGCAAATACACGAGAAACTTATACAGAAGACCAAATTAATGATCTTGCAAAGTGTATGGATCAAAACTCTGGCTATCTTCATTTTGCTACTAAACACGGATTTATACAGCATCCTGTACAAGGTAAAATACAATTTAATCCTTTTGCCTATCAAACACGTCTTTTAGAAAGCTATCACAAGTATAGATTTAACATTAATATGTTGCCACGACAAACAGGTAAAACAACATGTGCTGCCATTTACCTACTATGGTATGCAATGTTTAATCCCGATCAGACTGTGCTTATTGCCGCACACAAATATACAGGTGCACAAGAAATAATGCAACGTATAAGATATGCTTATGAACTATGTCCTGATTACATTCGAGCAGGAGTAACTAGTTACAACAAAGGTAGTATAGAGTTCGAAAATGGATCGCGAATTGTAAGTCAAACAACAACAGATAATACAGGAAGAGGTATGAGTATCTCTTTACTATACTGTGATGAGTTTGCATTTGTAAGCCCTAATATTGCCGAAGAATTTTGGACTTCAATATCACCTACACTGGCAACAGGTGGTCGTGCAATTATAACCAGCACACCTAACTCAGACGAAGATACATTTGCTACGATATGGAAACAAGCAGAGCAAAAATTTGACGAACACGGCAATGAACAAGACATTGGTGTAAATGGTTTTCATTCATTTACTTGCTATTGGAGTGAGCATCCTGACAGAGATGAAGACTGGAAAGCTCAAGAATTAGGACGCATAGGTGAAGAAAAATTTAGACGAGAATATGAATGTGAATTTTTGATTTTTGACGAAACGTTAATAAGCAGTTTATTTCTTGCACAAATGGAGTCAAAAAATCCTACCATGAACATGGGTCAGACTAGGTGGTATGATAAGGTATACAAAAATAAAACATATGTAATTGGATTAGATCCTAGTATGGGTACAGGTGGTGACTACGCAGCCATACAAATTTTTACTGTGCCAGAATACAAACAAATAGGAGAGTGGCGACACAACACTACTAGCATACCGGGACAAATAAGAATACTTAAAGATATATGCGAGTATATTGCAGAAAAATCTGGAGCAAATAATATATATTGGAGCGTAGAAAATAATAGCATTGGAGAAGCAGCACTTATAGTAATCAACGATTACGGAGAAGAAAACATTCCTGGTTTATTTGTAAGTGAACCTATACGCAAAGGCCATGTAAGAAAATTTAGAAAAGGTTTCAATACAACCCACGGAACTAAAATTTCTGCGTGTTCAAAATTAAAAACAATGATAGAAAATAATAAAATGCAAATTAGTAGCGGTGCTCTTATAAGTGAGTTGAAAGGCTTTGTTGCCACAGGCAGCAGTTTCAAAGCCAAATCAGGTGAAACTGATGATTTAATTTCAGCATTATTACTTGTAATAAGAATTATGAATGTTTTAAAAGATTGGGATCCTAGAGTGTACAATACCTTCAAAAGCATGGAATCTGAAGAAGACTATGAACCGCCAATGCCTATCTTCATTAATACTAATTATTGATAAATATTAACATGAAGAACCTAGAATTAATTGGCGAAGAACTGTTTAACAAAGTAAGAGGACGCTTTCCTAGTGTTACGATAGGTAACCAAGAAGGCGTAGTTACTAATGTGCCCTCTGAAGCAAGATTTTATGATTTTGACTTCAAAGAAGGTGCTAATACATTAGGTAGAGTAAGCATATCATTAGATGAAAAATCGTTAAGTGTTATGTACAGCAATAATATTATTGAAAATCAAGATGCTTTTACAAAAAAGAAATGGTACGATTTTTTAAAAGAATTAAGATACTTTGCCAAGAAAAGGTTGTTAAATTTTGATACTAGAGATATTAACAAATCAAATTTGAACAGAAGAGATTACAAATTTTTGTCTAATCAGACCCCCGGAGATAATACAATGAGTGAATCAAAAATGTACGGAACATCAAAGACAAGCTATCAGGATATAGGAAATGCAAGATTAGCTATTAAACATAATGCTCCTATAAATCAAGAACTTGCCAGCGGACGCACACAACATATAGAAGCAATTTATATAGAAAGTTCAGAAGGCGAAAGATTTAAATATCCTTACAAACATCTTAACGGTGCAAGAGCTATGGCAAGACATGTAAGCGAAGGGGGAAACGCATACGATGATTTTGGCAAGCATGTTACAGGACTATCTGAAGAGTTATCAAAATTAAGAAAATTTAAAAATTATATGAGTAGATCTAATGTTATGGCGGAAGGTCTTTCTGACTATATGGACATAGTGATCGAAAGAATACAAACAGTAAAGAAAACACTAGAGCAATATCAGAGAACAAGTGGCTATGGAGAAGCAGTCGAAAACTTTCAAAGCACAGTGCTCGAGGATGTGCCATCTGATGTAGCTGAAAACTGGATTGATCAACTTACAATCCGTCAGTTCAACGAAGAACTTAAAGATGTATTTCCTTATATCTACAAATTGATAAGTGAAAAAACTATAGCAGAACAAATAGGTCCAGATGATATTCTAGAAGATGAAGCTGACTTTGATAGAGCTAGTGTGACATGGGAAGAACTAAAACCACATGTAACGCTAGTTTATAAAAAAATACTTACAGACATACAAAATGCTAGAAAAGAAATTGACGATGCAAAGGCTCGTGGAGATCAAGAAGGCGATGGCGGCGATATTGATGCGCTACTTCCATATGTACGAGATCTTAAAGCTATGGCACCATACCCTAAAAATATTCTTCAAAATCCAAACATGGACATAGAAACTATTGTAGACCATATGATGCCATCAGGACTTGATACATCAGTAAGGGAAGAGCTAATTGGAAGATTTAAAACTGTTATCGGATACAAAGATCCACAACTGGCCAAAAGACTATTTATGGATCCAGAATTAGATTTTTATGCGCAAGGCCGTGCTAGAGCTGATTCATTAGATGGTATTAAAGATAGTATAGATACTACAATTGAAAATACCTTTGAAGAATTAATGGGTCAGTTTGCAGAAAATGATGTAAGCGAAGGGTACATGCAAGGATATAAAAATTACCATTGTGAAGACTGTGGTTGCCAAATGCATAACTGTAAGCCAGATTGTATGTGTGAACACGACTCGCATGATGAAACAGGCTCATGGTGGAAAGATGCTAACGGAAATGGTGTTCCAGATGCAATGGAAGGCAATGCGTTTGGAGATACAATCCGTAAGGCAAAAATGAATGGTGCTAAAAAAGGTGACAAAGTAATGGGTCCTGATGGTAAGGAAATTACAATTGAAAACGTAACAGACTATGTACTATCGATGTATGACCGTGAGACAGGACAGTTTCCAAAAGGAGAAACAGCAGTATTAACAGCAGTTGAAAAAGACTTTGGCGAACGTTTTATTGATCCTGCGAAACAATTTATTGAAATGATCAATGCAAAGTTTGAAGAAATTAACGGATACAAAGATCCAGACCTAATGGATGATGAAATGGAAGAAAGCGGCATTCTTTACAAAGCAGGAGTTAAAAAATACGGCGCAAAAGGCATGAAAGCGATTCAAAGTGCGGCTGGCAGAGGTGCAAGTCATGAAGAAATCGGCCGTATTAAAGATCAGCATGTCAAAGACGATCTAGACGTAATTAGAAATTTGGCAGGAATATAAAATAATTTCAAGAATTTAGCAGAAAGTGGTTGACTTATGCTAAATATTTGTGTATAGTACTTAATATGTGCTGTACATTTAGGCACAATGCAATAGGCAATATATAAGGAGGCAAAACTATGGCATCATTAGCTGAAATAAGAGCAAAGCTCAAAGAGCAAGAATCAAGATCAGGCGGAAACACATCTAGTCCTGGCGACAACGCAATTTACCCATTTTGGAATATTAAAGAAGGCGAGAGTGCAACTCTACGTTTCCTTCCTGACGGAGATGAGTCAAACACTTTCTTTTGGAAAGAACGTTTGATGATTAAACTTCCGTTTGCTGGCGTAAAAGGTGAAACTGATTCGCGCCCAGTACAAGTACAAATTCCATGTATGGAAATGTATGGTGAGACATGTAACATTCTTAACGAAGTTCGTGGCTGGTTTAAAGATCCAAGTTTAGAAGACATGGGTCGCAAGTATTGGAAAAAGCGTTCATATGTGTTTCAGGGATTTGTAACTGAAAATCCTCTCTCAGAAGATAGAACTCCTGAGAATCCGATTAGAAGATTTATAATTGGTCCGCAGATCTTTCAAATCATCAAACAAGCACTTATGGATCCAGACATGGAAGAACTACCAACAGATTATACTGCTGGTGTAGACTTCCGTCTTGCTAAAACTAGCAAGGGTGGTTATGCAGACTACTCAACAAGTAACTGGGCACGTAGAGAGCGTCCTTTAAATGATGCAGAAATGCAAGCAGTAAACACACACGGCTTGTACAATCTAAATGACTTCTTACCTAAGAAGCCAGGTGAAGTTGAAGTAAAAGTAATGCAAGAAATGTTTGAAGCATCAGTAGATGGTGAAGCATTTGATATGGACAAGTGGGGTCAATACTTCCGTCCAGCAGGCGTAGCACAACGAACAGGTGATCCAAATACAAAACCTGCGGCTACTACACCAGCGGCAACTACTACTCAACCAACACCAACTGCAACTCCAGAGCCAGTAGCAGAAACTGCTCCTGCGCCAGAGGCAACTCCAGCACCAGCGGCTGAAGCGGCACCTGCAGAAGGCAATGCACAAGACATTCTCGCAATGATCCGTGCAAGACAAGGTCAATAATATATAACAGTGGGGGAGCAATCCCCCACACAAGGCAATAGGAGATAAAATGGCAACTAAGGCATTTGATCCGAGCAAGTTTCGGACACAATTAACAAAATCCATTACAGGTATGAGTGCAGGATTCAACGATCCGACTGATTGGATTAGTACAGGTAACTATGCACTCAACTATCTTGTATCAGGAGACTTCCACAAAGGAGTACCACTAGGCAAAGTTACAGTATTTGCTGGTGAGTCTGGTGCAGGTAAAAGTTATATTTGTGCAGGTAACATTGTAAAACATGCACAAGAACAAGGCATCTTTGTAGTTCTAATTGACTCAGAGAACGCACTT